AAATATAGTGGGAGATCAATTTTATAAACAAAAAACGTATACATCTTTATCTTTATCAACGCCTTGATGATGCTACTGTACTCATCAATTGATCCACCTAACATGTCCGACAACATGTTGTTTAGATTCTGGTCGTTCTTGATGAATTTGTTAGTGGATACTTTTGCACTCATGACAACATGATACCATGAAACATAACAGGTGTCAAGCGTATAAATTAAAACAAGTTCTTACTCTCTTCTTCTGCTTTCTCTTCATTATTTATGATCTCCAAAAGCTCTGGGATTTTCCTTGAGCAACCAACACATAGAGCCGTTCCTCTTATTATTTCCTCCGAGTCCCTATAATCAAAACCATAGTGAGTTCTCTTCTTACATTGGAAACATTTAAATACCATCCTGGAGTGTCTAATGCCTTTTCTTTTGTTTTGTGGGCGGGCAGGGTTCATATATCAACGCTTTAGCAACCTCCCTATTGCCATGTCCTGGTAGTGTGAGACCGTGTAACAGCCCTCAAGACGTTTCTCATAGCTAGCACTAGTAGATGTATAGGTGAGATAAAGCATGGCAAAAGCAATGGCAAATAGCAAGTGCAGCAATAGTTTAATTATCATACTGCCAGGGATACGGAAACGATCCCCAGCAGTATAACAACTAATCTGTTAATGTATTCACCTTAAAAGGTACCACAAAACAAACCGCTTGTCAATGGTATATAATAAAAACTATGAGAGATCCAGAAGCCTTGACCTTAAAACAGAAGATGACAGCCCTGAAATATGTAAAGAATGGATTCAACAAAACGGGTGCAGTATTCTCAATATATAACACCAAAAGCAGACGTAACGCTAATCAGATAGCTGACAATCTATTCAAAAAGCCCAAGATGCAAAGGGAAGTTAATAAATTGCTAGAAAAGGCTGGACTGACAGATGAGACAATAGCTAATAAATGGAATGATGCAGTAGCTACAGGATGGGGAGAGAAGGCTACCCATAAAGACGCACTCAAAGCTCTTGAGGTAGTATCAAAGATTAAGGGATGGATTGGTAAAGAGACTGCACGAGTTGAAACTGATGAAGGTAGAATGATAAAAGCACTAACATTTAAGGAGTTGAAGAAGAAGTATATGAGTCAAATGAAGTTAGCTAAGCAATTTATGGGTGAGGCAGAAGAGGGACAAGTATTGGAGTAAAATATTGATATACCCGCTATTTTTACTGGAGACATAGTATAAGTGGCAATTACACACACCAGTAGCCTCACTTTACTATTGGAATGAAATTTTGGTTCGACTCCAAATGTCTCCTCCCTTTTGGAATGTGCCCTGGAAAACGCCATAAATGTCAGTTTTCAATGTAATCGTTCCCTATTAAGCCCAGAAGAGATGTGTATGTATATCTTATAGTATTTTATATACTGTCATTTTCGCCGTGTTTTTTAGTGTGTTTTGCCCTACTCACACATCACAAAAAACCCACCCTTTACAGTGTTTTACTCTGTATTAAGTGGGTCTTCCGTCTAGCGGTTGGCCTCTTATTTGCCTCTAAGATAACTGAGGAATTTGATTGAATCAAATGTCTGGTTATCCTTCTTTATCTGCTTGGTAATGGCTGAAATAATCAAGAAAATGATATCATCATCTTCAATTATCCCGCAACTGCTTTGATAGTCCATCTGTTCTTGATAGAATGGTCTAAGTGCCTTGGCAATAGTGATATAGTCTTTTTTAGTCATTTTAGTTGAGTTTTGTTGATGTATACATTTCGTAGATAGCGGCATAATAGCCGTTATCTGAAAATGTTTCGTTTTTATAATCATTGGCTACACTTAGTTCTTCAGCCCTTTTGACTAACTCTAGTAAAATACTTTTGATTAGGTTTTTTTCTTTTTTAGTCATGTTAGTTATTATATCTAATTGATGATATATCCCCGTAGAGATAGGCTTGATAGACTGTCTCGGCCTGCTCGTCTGTTAGTTGACTGTCGGAGTATGTACCCCAATCAGCAAACCAGTAGACGCCACCGAGTAACTCGTTGTCTTTATCAAACCTTAGCTTGTAGCCGTCTGATGGGCCGCCCCAGGAAAGTAAAATATTTACTTCCTTGGTTATATCTAGTGACAGGGGGTCTCTGTAGTCTTCTAGTTCATCTATAGACTTATCTGACTTGCTAGCTTTCTTAACTAACTTGGCTAGGTCTTTGACTTCATCCTGTGCCATGTCATATATGGCATTGTTTAACTCTTCTTGAGTCATATGCTTTTTGTTGTTATTGTATTAATGCTTGTTAAGGTACTACCTCCACCACAACTCACCATGCTTGTTGACTGATGAGCTGATGTGGCTACTCTATTGGTACTTGGATAGAGTAGAAATGAATGTACGGCTAGTTTTATTGATGTACTAGCAAACTTACAAGGACTGTAGAGATAGGAGCGTATCGGTATATGATGATTTACAGATTGTCATGGCTGTATTAATGGCACGAGTCAAATGAGAACATCTTAACAGTTTATAACGCCTTCCAGCTAGGTAGCGGATAATATAGCCATCTGTTGATTTGTAGATGGCGCACAGTGTTTTCTTGATCATCTTTCCGTGTGATGATTAATAATGTATAGGTTATAGCCTCAAGTATCATTGATAGGTATAACTATAGTTGAATAGTAGCATGGTGGGTGATAGTTGTCAAGTAATGAGTTTTACAATCATTCATATGAACTTGAGTGGAAGAGTTGTGAGGTATGAGAGGTGATGGGAGGGATGATGGGTGATGGGATTGATACATCGTGCAAATCTAATATATTAAAGAGGCATATTTCATGCAGTAATGTCGTGTAACATATCATTCACGACACTAAATTGATTGGTGTTTGAGGCTAGATGACTATTGATGTGGTCATGTATGCCTATTGCTTATCCTATAACATTAATAAGAGGGGGGGTATACCACCCAAATCTTTCTGTAATTTTATTTAATTAACCACACTTAAATCCCCAGCATATTTTTCCAAAATCCCACCCCACAAAACAATTACCTACAGCACAAAACTCAGTTTTTACACCACAGAAAAAAATACCAAATCTAAGCCCTTGTAATGGTCTTAAATTAGCCTTTGGTATTTAAAAAAACAACACTCGGAAAAGTGGGCACGTTGAAGATAATACTAGGAGTATTTAAAAGATAAATAAATACTCATGTAGCATTGTTTATTGAGCTTCCTTACAGGGGTTTTCTCTCCCTAGCTCTCACTCTTGTCTATCATTGTCGGAGAATACTCCGATGTCTGTCGGGTCGTACAAGAGGACAGAATCCCAATTTGTCAATTACGGATACTCGTTTAAAGCGTTGTATCGAAGCGTAATTTATCTTGTCGGTTTTTTGTAGAGTTGTCCGTTGACTCTCAGTCCAAGATGGGATATACTCTTAAATATTGGTTATTCAAGAGCATATCTCTAGGTAACTGCTAGGTAGCTATCTCCCCCTCTTTTGAGGGGGTTTTAGTTCCTAGATAAGTACTAGCCAGAATTAGGCTAGACACAAAATATATTTTTAAATTTTCGGCTACCTAAATCCTCGCCAATATTAAATCCCCTCTAGGGGTTATCTGGGATAGCTCCCAAAAACCTCAAGAATTGCTTCCTGATGAGGATCTAATTGCTGACGGTATTCTTTGGCCCACTGTAATAGCTTTGCTTGCATTTCTGTAATTGATAGTTTATGATGTCGTTTCTCACTGCCCATATTGTTTGGACCCCAGTACGTTACTCTACAGGCCTCGCTGCAAAAGTAACTGTCAGGCAGGGTTGGTTTTTTGCATACTCTACAAATTTCCGTGGACATTAATTAAGCTTACCAAATCGTAATGTATACCTGTCAAGTGGCAAAATGCTATAGGATAGAAAACAACAGATATTAATAAAAAATTGTATAATAAGGGCATGAAGGGAAAGGCAAAGGAAGATAAGATTATATCCACGATAAATGTAATTGACAAAAAGACTCTAGGCATAGCTGATGCTATTGATAAGGTTGATGCTATGGGTCAGGAGAATGAAGTCAAGGCAGCGGCGTATGTAATTGAGGAAGGGAAGGAAAGGAAGAGGGAAGAGGAAAACAAAAAAGACCAGTTAGTTTCAGATCTTGAGAGAGCTAATAGATGGAAAATCAAAGACTACAAACAAAAACTAGTAGATATCATGGCAGAGGTGATGACCAAGAGAATAGAACTCCCCAAGGACTGGGCCTGGGAACTAGAGAGTAATCGCAAGGGAGTAGTTTTGAGAGTCAGACAGCCTGATGGTCACTTGGTAGCCTGGGGGATTGCCCCCTGCCATGTACCTGATATTGATTTGAGTGCAGCGGCGGAGTTATGTGAGAGGGCAGAGACTCTCTTTAATGAATATGAGCAAAAGAAAGCTGACGATATTATCAGACAGGAAACCGATGCCCAAAAAATCAGAGTCGATTAAGCAGGAGGAGAATATAAATAACCGTGAGAACCTGGAGAGGGAGTATCTTAAAAGTGTAAACCTATACCAGGATCTACTAAAGCAGAAGACTAAGAAGAGTCTTTACTTATTCAACAAATTTATCCTTGGAGTTACTACTGGTGCCGGTAGAAAAGACCTGGGCACGTTTCATAAGGAGCTGTGCACATTTGTTCAAAACACCAGAGATAGAAAGAAACTTATCCTAGTTCCTCGAGGTCACTTAAAGTCTACCCTAGTTACTGTAGGTTACAGCTTATTCAGAATTGTTAACGATCCAAACATTAGAATCCTAATCCTAAATGCTACCTGGCAAATGGCGGTAGACTTTCTTTCAACCATTAAAGACCACTTGCAGAAAAATGATAACCTAATTAAAACATTCGGCAATATTTCCAAGGATCCCAAAGAATGGTCCCAGGATAGAATTACACTTAACAGGCCGGATACTGGCGTTCGTGGTCCTACAGTTTGGGCTACGGGTGTTGAGAGTAACTTGACGGGATCTCACCCTGACTTAATTATTATGGATGATCTTGTAAACAGGCAGATTGCTGAAAGCAAGGAGCAGATGGACAAGGTGATTCTAAGGTACAAGGATGCCCTGGACCTACTGGAGCCTGGTGGACAATTGATTGTTATTGGTACCAGATGGGTTGATGGTGATTTCTATGAGTGGATCATGAATCCAGACAATGGAGTAATTCAAAATTACGATCTATTTATTAGAGCAGCCTTTGAAACAGATGCCTCTCTTAGCCAGGTATTTGCTCCAGGTGGAGACAGCTTAGTTAGGCAAGTACTTTGGGAAAACAAATTTAGTTTAAAAGAATTAAGTGAAAGATACGCCGAGAAAGGGGCCTACGAGTTTTCAGCCCAGTACATGAATGAGCCAGTGCCAGAGGAGGAGCAGACATTCAGACGAGATTGGTTTAAGTATGCAGAGTGGGGAGATTGGAACGGTAAACTGGTAAATAGATATCTGACTATTGACCCCGCAGTCAGTTTGAAAAAAACGGCGGACTATACGGCAATGGTTTTAACTGAGGTGGACCAGTACGGTAATATTTTAGTAAAACACATTGAGAGAGCCAGAATAACCCCATCGCAGTTAATTGAGGCGATGTTTAAATTGTATGATATTTATAGGCCTAAACTAATTGGTGTTGAGGATGTCGCTTTTCAGAAGACATTACAATATACTATTCGTGAGGAGATGCGTAAAAGAGGTAAGAGTTTGCCACTTGTTGAGATTGCTCCACATGACCGATCTAAAGATCAACGTATAAAGGCATTACAACCTCTCTATGCAAATGGTAAAATAGTACATAGTAGGGGAATTAATAACCTTGCCTATCTGGAAGACGAACTTCTTCGTTTCCCCAGAGCAAAGCATGATGATGTTATTGATGCCCTATCTTATCAATTAGATCTTATCGTCCCGCCTAAACAGCAGACAGGAAGATATAATCATCGTTACCTATATGGGTAACTTGTAGATAAATCTTATAAGATAACAAATAACTTGGGTAAGGCCAAGAAATGGAAACAAAACAACCAGGTATACGATTAGATTACCAGCCTGATGAAAAACAAGTAGAGGCTATTAAGCGAGTTTACACCCGTAAAATACAGATGGAGGGTGGAACGGACTATCAAGAGGCTTCGAAACATTGGGATAAATGGAGAAAACAGTGGGAGGCGTACAGAAATCCCAAAGGTGAGGATGACTGGCAATCAAACCACGTCTCTCCAGTGACAACTGCCGTAGTTCAGGCAGCTTTGTCAGAGATGGTTGACCAAACTCCACAGCCTATAATAATTCCACGAAGCAAAGAAGACATTCCACGCTCAACAGTAATGAAGCATATCTATAACTACACCTGGGAGCAGGGAAATGGAGACCTAAACCTAATGGATGTTATGCAGGAATCACTTATTTGTGGAACTGCCATTGCCCAAGAATACTACTTTCAGCAACCTAGAATCATCAAGCATATAAAGTTCGAAAAAAATAAGGAGACATACGAAGAAGAGAAGATCATGGAATACGATGGCGTCTACATGGAGCCAGTTAAGCTAGAAGATTTTAGAGTTGATGAGACAGCGACATCTTTTGACGGTCCCAAGGGGGCAAGAGATTGTATTCGCAGGTTTATCATGAACATAGACGATGCTAAACTATTTTTTAGCGGTCCATTTTGGAATCAATTTGACAATTTTAAATATGTAAAGGCCGGTGGCGACACCAACTACTATGAGTGGTATCAACCCCCACAGGGGATAGACAAGGATAAGCAGGTAGAAGTTCTTTGGTACTGGTCCAGGATGCCCGATGATGCCTTAATTATAGTCTGTAACGACGTTGTACTTAGGTCTGGACCAAATCCATATAGACACAAGCAGCTTCCATTTGCCAGACTCGTTGATGTCAAGAGGACATTCAGATTTTACGGCAAAGGTGAGCCAGAACTACTTGAGTCAATTCAAAACGAAAAAGACATGCTCCGTAGGATGACCCTAGATAGAAACCATCTTGATATTGATAAGATGTTCTTGGTGTCAGACAGAGCTCAGCTAACAGAAGAAGATTTGGTGGCTGCACCGCACAATATGATACCTGGTGGTCCAGATGACGTTTCTCCAGTTGAATACAACGATATGCCCCGTTCAATTGAGTTAAGCTATAACAAACTTGATGAGGATGGAACCATCGTAACTGGAATTGACCCTAGATTCACCTCCGCCCCACAAGCAGGTACCGCAACTGAGGCAGCTATTTTGAAAGAATCTGCACTCAAGAGAATAAGAATGAAGCTAAGACTACTCGAAAGAGAGTTCCTAGTTAGAATTGCCAGACTTAGAATCGCCAATATTATCCAATTTTACTCACAACCGAAGCTAGAAAGAATCGTCGGAGAGGACGACACTATGCAATTTAATGCACAGGTGGAAAAACTAAAAGCTGAGGGTAAACTAGCCGTAGAAAACGGAGTTCCCTATCAGTTGAAGCCTAGAGAAATCAGACTTGAAGACAGAATGTTGGATTTTGATACTAAGGGTAAGATATTTGAGAAACCAATCAAGGGTTTTAGCTTCTTTGAGCTTGAACCAGAGTATTTTGTACCAGTAACTACTGGTGGATATGACATTCGAATCGCTGCTGGAAGCACACTGCCCATTAGTAAGCCTCTAATGCAGTCTAAGGCTGGTGAAATGTACGATAGACTCATTCAACTTGCACTAAATGGGGTTGGATATGATCCAGTTAAGCTAGGAGACATGCTACTTGAGGTAAATGACTATGATCCAGAAGACTACCATATTGAACAAGAGGCTGAGACACCCGATGACAGCGAAGAAATGAACAAGCAGTTGATTGAGCTCGCAATGGAGGAAAACAAGATGTTAAGTAACGGCCAGGAGATTCCCGCAACAGCAAATGCCTCGCCTTCACATACAAGAATTCACATAGAATTCCTAAAGAGTCCAGATTCTCCAAAGGATCCGCAACTCTTACAGCTTTTTGCCAACCATATCGTTCCAGAGGTCATGAGTATTGAGCAAAGAGGTCAATCTGTTGAGGCCGGTGGCATGCCAGAGGCGTTAGCTGCTGGTGGAGATAGTAATGTAACGTCGCAAACTGCATTTCAGACTGGTGAATCGCAAAGAAAGGCAGTTAGTCCTGGAAAAACTAAGATTCAAGATGTACTACCGTCCAAAATAACAGGCATGAGCACAATGGGTGGCATGGCTTGAATATAAATTAGCAATAAAATGCCTAAAATAAAAAAGAGAATAAAATCTCCACCACTTTATATACAAAAATGGCTCAGAGAGGCTCCAATTAAGGAGATTGCCTTCTGGTCAGATCTATACGACAAGGGTGGTGAAGAGTATTTTGAGAAAATCATAGATGCACGGATAGATGGCATCAAAAATGCTATTTTTAGGATTCCAGAAACGGACTCGACTCTTAATGTTCAAAAAGCATTATTTAGAGGAGGGGCCCTTGAGCTATTAAATATGAAGTTGATGGTTAGATGGGCTCGAAGTGAGTTTGAAAAACGAATATCAGTAGAGAAATAAGATGGATACACTCGGAAACTATCTAAGTAACTTGATTTCAAACGTCTTTGGCACAGTCAAAAGCGGTGCTAAAAATGTAGCTGCAGCACCAGGTAAAATTAAGTCAGGTTTAGGGCAAATGTTTGGTGGTGGTGAGCTATTAAACCCAGTTGGTGGCACAAACGTAAACCAAGATCTGTCAATGATTGGCAATGTCGTTCCACAAACCCCTGCACCAACACCGGCACCAGTGGTTACACCCACTGCAACACCCACACAGGCATACAGGAGAGATGCAGAGTACTTACAGCCCATAATACAATCTGGATTATCTCAGTTTGCTAGTGGATCTGCTCCAATTTCTACAATGTCTGCTGAGCTTGCACAAGCAGGAGAGAAATTATCCCCAAATATAGATCCCTTACTACCAGTTATTTTATCGCTCATGGAAAGTAGAGGCCTACTTGATAAAGTTCCAGCAGAGAGAAGTAATCCATATAATATTATCTCTAATGGTGGTGTCGTGAATTATCCAGACCCACAAACAGCAATTCTAGGCGGTGGAGATAAGCTCGGACTGCTAGGTTTACTAAGGGAGGGTGGCCTATATCAAGACTTTGCTGATTCTGGTAATTTATCTGACTTTTTTAGACGTTTTACTCCATCCAGTGATCCCCTCAATCCGTCCACAGATCAATTAGTTGAAAGATATCAAATTCTAAGAAAATTATTTGAATGATGAAAAAACTGGGTAAGTTTAAGGCAGATGTTTTTATTTTGCTTTTAATTGTCATTTTTGACAAACTTGATAAAATAGACAATTGGTGATATTATCAAAGTAATATTAATTATAGGACAACCCAGTATCTCCTGGGCCCAGAATACAAATGGATAACACAAATAACCCTGGTGGCGACGACCAGATAAAAAATCAGTCTGCAAACGATCAGATTAATAATGGTGATAATAAACCGAATGGTGGTTTTACAGATGGTGACAAGGTAAATAACAAATCTGTTGAGGAAATTGCCAAAATGTATGCCGAAGCTAGTAAAAAGCTAGGTGAACAAGGGCAAGAGATTGGTCAATACAAGAATTTTATAGAAAAGACAAACATCCTTCTATCTGCTATATCAAAAGACCCAGAAAGAGAAAAAATGGTTAAAGAATGGGTAAAATCTCTTGAAGAGAAGGCTGAGGATAATGAATCTGACAATAAGAAGACTGATAATAGCGAACTTCTTGGTGTTAAAAGAGAAACTCACGAAAATAGACAAGTTCTTGAGCAAAATGTCGTTTCTGATTTTAGTAGAAAATATGGTATTGACAAGCTCGATTCTGACAAGAAAAAAGAGGTTAATTTAAAAATAGGTCAGGCCTTGTGGGAAATAGTTGACCCAGCAGGTAAATTCGAGAATTATCAAGACATGGTTGATAGTATTCCTCTTAGCAAGCTGCCAAGGGTCTTAGATAACGCCTATTTCCTAGCCAACAGGGATGCAATTGAAAAAGGTGACTTCAAAGTTCCAAACTTTACTGGTGCCATCGGGCAAATGGGTGGTCAATCAATTGATGCTTCATCAGCCGATGTAACTTTATCCGCCGACGAGAAAAAAGCGGCAGTTGGACTTGGAATAACAGAAGAAGAGTACATCAAGAGAAAGAAAGACATATTATCTGAAAAATAATAAAACATATGATTAAAATAGTTAATCCGACTAATGTTGACATTAGTGAGTTTAATTTTAATGGGAAACTCTACACGATAAAAGCTAACTCTGAGACAGTTGTTGCAAACGATTCAGCAGCAGAATATATCTGTAGCATCTATGGATTCTTAAAGCAGTCAGTTGTCTCCCAAAATGTAGACTCAAATGTGGAGAATGATTCTCCTATCTTCAAATGTCCCAAGTGCGAATACCAAAATAGAACTAAAATCGCAGTCTTTGCTCATATGAGAAAACATCACCCAGGTGAAACAGAAAAAATAATAGAAATTATCCCAAAAGAGAAATTTATTGAAATTGAGAAGGAAGCAGAAGTCGGCGAACAACCAACTGGTATTGGCAGCTTCTTTACTGGCAAAAGAAGTGTTATAAGCGAGTCTAGTTTGGATGGAACTGGCAAAGACAAGGATGGATATGAGTGGGTCGGTAGCGGTCTTGAAGAAGACAGCATCGAATAAAATATTGTCTTATAATATTGACTTTTAGGTCTATTTGTTGTAATCTATACTAAGTAGGGTTCCTGCGGGGAACCTTTTAGTAATAATAATTAAAACAAATATGGCATATAGTGCTTCTACTGGTTTTAGACTCCGCAAATCTTTATATGGAATCGAGCAACCTGCGGTTGTCCAATTTAAAGTCAACGACTCAGAGACTTTAACAATTGGCGATGTTGTTCGTGTCGATGCCGACGGTTTAGTAACTCTTGCTGGTGCTGGTGCTCCAGTTTTGGGTGTTGTTGTCGGTTTGGTTGACAGCAAAGGAATTAACCCCTTTTCGCTAAGTTATTCTAATGGCACTGGAGCTACTCTAAGTGGTGATGACACAATCGTCTCTGCTTCTGACAACTCTACCCGAGCAGAATTTATTAACGCTGAGGTCATCATTGACCCCGCTGGCTCATTGTTATTCTATAACGATGCTGACGGTGCGTTGGCTCAAGCAAACTTGGGTCAATTATTCGATGTCGTAGCTGCTTCCGATCAAATTGATCAGAGCTCAGCTTCCGACACCTCTGGTCAATTCCAACTCTTAGGGTTGGATCCTAATGAAGACTCAGACGCTTCAACAGGATTATTCCGCATTGCTGAGACGCAACTAATTACTCAAGTCGGTAATTCTACCGCCGTTATTAGTGCGTAATTTATTAATAATATAAGAAAAATATGGCAAGACGTGCTGATTTCGGAGACATCCTAGAACCAGGTTTTAGGAAAATCTTTGACGACTCGTTCAAAGAGACCCCGATGCTAATGGAATCAATCTATAAGATTAATTCTAGTGGCAAACAAGACGAGAGAGATTCTGCCGTTTCAGGTTTTGGATATCTAAACCAAACTGATGAAGCTGAATCTATTACTTACGAAGATCCAGTGCAGATGTATGACAAGGTGTACAAACATCTTAAATACACCAAGGGATTCAAAGTTACTCGTGAACAATGGGAGGATGATCTCTATAATGTTATGAAGAAAAAACCTGCTGCTCTTGGTAGAGCTGCCCGCAGAACTGCTGAAAACGAAGCTGCACAGGTTTTAAACAGATCTTTCAATACCAGCTACGCTGGTGGAGATGCAAAACCTTTATGTTCTACTTTGCATCCTCGTGCTGATGGCGGAACTGCTCAATCAAATGCTTCCTCGACTGGTATAACACTAGGCGAAGAAAACCTTGAGACAGGAGTTTTGGCTGCACAGGGACAAGTTGACGATAAGGGAATGAAGATTGATATCATGCCCGATACAATCATTGTTCCAATTGCTCTAAGAAAGACTGCCAAACTTATTGTCGATTCAGAGAAACGCCAAGGTACCGCTGACAACGATGTCAACGTCTACCGTGGTGAATTCAAGATCATCGACTGGATTTATCTTACTTCCAGTACCGCATGGTTCTTGGTTGATTCTAAAGCTCACGAACTTAATTGGTTCTGGAGAATTCGACCCGAGTTTAAACAAGATGAATCGTTCGATACCGATCAGGCCTTGTTCAAAGTTCGCACCCGATTTTCTGTCGGTTGGAGCGATTGGAGAGGTGTCTGGGGTAGTAAAGGCGATGGATCTGCTTACGCAAGTTAAACTACAAACTGACATTGCAAAACTGGGACTCTTCGGAGTCCCTTTTTGCTGGTCATTTTTCTTATCCAGTTATTTTTTCTATGTGTCGGCTTGCAGTATATTTGAGTGCTTTCTTTACCCAATCTTGGGAAAAATCTTTTATTACAATATGGACATGTTTTTAATTCTCTTCTCATATCTTATATTATAAGCCAAGACGCATTAAATAAATACCTATTGACAAATATATAATAAAACTATAAGCTATATATAAGGCTCCATAATATAGGACTATTTTATATATGAGCAAAAACTCTTCTTACGCCGGTAGATTATCTACCAGTGCAAACAACCCATCCTCACCTACAAGTGGTGATGAGTACTACAACACAACTAACAACACCTGGATGAGGTACAACGGTACTGTTTGGGCTGGAGTTGCGATGACTACAAGTACATCGACCTCAAGTTCCACTTCGACTAGTACATCTTCAAGTACTACAACTTCTACCACCACCACAAGTACATCTTCGAGTAGTACAACCTCCACCACAACTTCAATTTCTACTTCAACAACCACAACTAGCACCTCAACTAGTATTACTACCTCGACCACAACCTCGATTTCTACTTCCACGACGACTACATCTACAAGTACGACTACTACTAGTACATCAACAAGTACTTCAACAACTGTATAACATATGGCAAAAACACATATATCTAACTACACGGGAAGAATTAGGACCTTATCATCTGACCCATCAGATCCAATCATTGGTGATGAATTTTGGCACTCAGGTCACAAGACTTGGTACAGATGGACTGGAGACAATTGGCTTGGTGTTAGATTTTCTAGTACGTCAACCTCGACTTCAACATCGACCACTACTACTACATCAACCACTACATCATAAATAAAAGCATATGGCATCAACACACTATCAAAACTTTCAATCAAAGAAAAAGACCCTAGCTAGTGGTCCATTACCCATAGGCCCAAGAGGTGGTGATCTTTTCTACGATAGTACCGCTAACATGTGGCTGGTATATGATGAGTCCACTGCCCAATGGTGGGTAAAAGGTGCCACGACCACTACCTCAACCAGTACCTCGACCACAACCACTTCTACGTCTACCACTACCACATCTACCTCTTCGAGTACCACAACGAGTACATCTACAAGTACCTCGACATCAACAACTACAACTTTATAATATGATTTGCAAACAAACTACATCTATATCAGGAGTTTGGAAGCCGTCAACATCAGAAACGTCAAAGAAGTTGGCTGGTCCATGTGAGATTACTGCTCTCAAACTTGCTGCTGGTGGTGGAGCCTCAGTGGTTGCTATTTATAATGGATCCTCCTCTGCCGATGTTATTCCAGCCAATTTAGCTTGGGTACTCGACGCATCAACTACAGATATTGACTCACAGGTTTTTCCAAACCCAATAAGTTTTAGTAAAGGTGTCTTCGCAGTAGTTGAACAGGGTGCGGATTTTAACCCAATGGTCTGTATCTCAAAAGTTAATCTTTAACAGATATTATGGGTTTCCTATTTGACAGGTCTTACTGGCAGGGAGAAATTAGTGGTGGATATAAAAGTATATCTTGTGGTAAAAAGAGAGGTTTGATAAAACAAATTATTGTTAAGCCTTTATCTGATGGTACTTACTTTGATTTTTATATTGATGATGGTTCTGGGATTAAACTCTTTGAAAGAGAATCTACAGAGGGACCCCTAAATGAACAGGTAGAAATACCAGTTCAGGGTAATGTTTTTGCCGTCATAAGTAATGCAACGACTAATGAATTATTCAAGTTTTATATGGCGATACAAGAAATATGAAGTTAATGCACAAAATAAAGTTAATGCTTTCCAGAAAAACTGACAAGGTTTTTGACAGTGAGGGTGAAGCATTAAATGTGAATGTTGACCCAATTTTTGATGAAATATCAACATGTAAGTCAATCTTAATGGATATGCTCCCTAGATCTCCAGAAGCGGAAGTTCCACGTTTAGATAGAGTTTTTCAGTTACTAATTAGATTTGAGGAGAGAATAAAATGAACCAATCTATTGCCGCATCTGCAAACTATAGATGGGATCAATATAACGGAAAGTGGATAAGAGATACCGGCGGTAGAGATGAAAAGGGACGAGTAAAAGTTGTTAATGAAGACCCAACGGAATTTAATAGTCAAATTCAGCAAATAGTTACAGCAGATGCCAATAATGGTTCAACAACCAACTTGGCCTCTGGTAACTCGTACACCTTTACGGGTACAGCAACCTCCACACTTGGCGTAGCAGCTATACAAGTATCGCTATTTGCAGATAAGAGTTGTCAAGTAAACGTCCAACAGTCACAAGACGGAACCAACTGGGATTTAAATGATACATATCATTATGCAGCTAATGGCAATTTGGGAGTTACTGTTCAGGCAATCTCTAGTTATGTCAGACTCCATGTATTTACTAACAACGAAACAACTACGGCTTTTAGATTACAGACGGCTCTATGTCCTATCGCTGAACCACTACCTAGAAGTTTAGATTCAAACGGTAACTTAAAAGTAGCTACGGGGATAGATAACTACGGATTCCAGATTGAAAACACCCCTATGGGTGAACAGAGAACTGTAGAACCAACAAGATTGGTAGGTGCTTCTTTTGAAGGTACAACTATAGACGCAGGTGCATGGACTACTGCTGCTTCGGGAACCAGTGCTGCTATCGCTCAAGCAAATGCACAACTTTTACTTACATCAGGAACGGCAAACGCTGCAACTGTAACGGCTTTTACATTAAGACGAGCTAGATACGTCGGTGGTGCCGGAATGAGATATCGAGCAGTTGTTCAGGCAAGTGCTGGACTAGCGAATAATAAGCGTAAATGGGGAATAGGATATGGAGCCAGTATGCCAACAGTAACGGATGGTGCATGGTTTCA